GCAAGCTCGTCGCGCGTCAGCTCAGTCGAGCGACCCCAGTTGTCGGGCTGCTCGAGCAGTCGTTCGGCCAACTCGGCCGGCACGTCGACGCAGTCGCCCGGGTCCAGGACGTGGTTGATGTTTCCGACAGTGAGCTCGCGCTCCTGGTCGCTGACGTTCTGGACGCTTACCTTGGACATGAAGATCTCCTTAGATCCGGGCTTTGCATTGGATTCCGAATGACAAGTCAGAGACGCGGCCGCCGTCGGCCAGTCCCTCACGCAAATTTGTTGGCGCCGTGACGAGCGCCCAGATGAGCCCGGACAATCCGTCCAGAGTCGGGAACGCCTGGAGCACGGCTTCGACCACGGCATAGAGCTCGTAGGCGCGGGTGGTCGTCCACTCCTGGTCGTCGCCCTGGTCGACGATCGAGACGGCGCAGTTGATCGTGTAGTCCTCGTCGCGCTTGCGAGTCCCCATGGCAGCGACCTCGGAGTTGCCGTAGATCCCGCCGAGCACAATGCACTCGTCCTCGATGTTCTTGCCTGGGTGGCCGAAGCTGATCTGGATTCCGGACAGGTCCTCAGCCAGCTCGAGTAGTTCCTTGAGTTTGTTCTTGGCGGCCAGCTGGGTTGTGGCCATCAGCCAACCGACGGTTCTGACCAGGAGTACTCCTGCACGGCCGCGTTGACTTCGGGAATATCGAACTGCGCGCCACGCACGCCGGCGGTCACCAAGAACTGCATCGTTCCGTCCTCGGTCGAAAGTGACGTCGCGCGATCGGGGATCGCACTCTCGATGAGCCAGTGCTCAGCGAGCAACAATGCTGCTCGAGCGATTCGCTGCGGCGGAACCCGGTGTCCGTGGACGTAGTCGACTTCGACGTTCTGGTACCCGCGAGGCCAAACGGTCGGGCGCCGCAGGATGCCGGCGTCGTACACCTTCACGGCCGCGAGATCGTCGATGTCGAGTGCCGTGCCCTCGATGCTGATCCCGGTTACGGACTGAGTCAACGGAGTCGGAAGAACGAGCTCGGTCGTGCCGCTGCCGTCGAGCGCGGCCGCGCGCCGGCGCTGAACGAACGCCACGCCGCACGCGTCCTGCAGCGCTTCAAGCGCGAGGTCGTGTGCGATGCGGATATCAAGTGGGGTAAAGCGATTGCGCTGCTGGAAGGCCTTGCGCTTCTTTGCTTGCGCGACCGTGAAGAGGACCGAACCGATTACCTCGACGTACGTCGTGACGCTGATCGGATCTCCACCCAGCTCACCCGTCCAGACGGCCTTGAGCACGTCGAGCGCCGGCTGACCGGCGAGCCTGTAGTCATATTGGTCGCCCTCGGCCGCTTTGGCCGACGTGGCCGTGACGATCGACGTGCCATCGCTGGCGGTGATCGTCACTTCGGGCGGAGAGTCAAGCTCCGTCGGCACACCATCCACGTCGAAGACGCAGCTGATGGTCGACGGAGCTGACTTCTGCACGAACTGCATCAGGCTTCTTCGTCCTCGTCGGACGCGGCCGCCTTGCGCTTCGGAGCCGCCTTGCCCGTGAAGTCGAACCAGGGTGGGTCGGTCTCACCGAAGTCGGCCTTGAGCTGCTTGAGCTTCTCGGCGCTGACCTCGACGACGTCGCCGTACTCGAGCGTGAGCATGTCCTCGCCGTCGGAGCCGTTGTACGCCTCAGTGAGGCAGGTGATCTTTGCCATGGATGTTCTCCTTGTTGGCATCGAGAGTGAAGGTGGGCGGCGCGCCCAAACGTCAGCACGCGCCGCCCTCCTCGGAACAGGTCAGGCTGCCTGGCTAGACGGCCTGGTTATAGGTGATCGCGACGGTGGTCTCCGTCGCCGACGGGAAGCGCGGTGTGAACGCCTTGCGGATCGTCGCCAGGATCGCGTCCTGGTCGTACTCCGCGTAGAGCTCGCGCAGCACCTGAATCGACGTCTCGCGACGGTCGCCGATCAAATAGCCACGACGGTTGACCGTGAGGGTCTCCGTGCGGTTGGTGGTTACGCCGTCCTGAACGCCGGTCGCGTTGAGGTCCTGGCGGACGTACTCCGAGACCACGACTGGCACGCCGTCGACCTTGCCGAGCTCACCCGTGAGGATGGTCGCGGCCGGGCCGTACTTGTCGATCGTAATCACGTTCGTGTCCGACAGGAGCTGGATGTACGCGCTCATCGATGTGATGTGCGCCAGGTCACTTACCTGGATTCCGTACTTGCCCAGCTTCTTGCGGCTGACGCGGGTCATCGCGACCGTCGGCGCCGCGTTCGAACCGTCGGTCTTCGCGCCGGCGAGAGCCAGCTTGCGGAGGCCGTTCCAGTTCTTTCGCGGGTCGTCCGATGCGGTGACGTCCGCGTCCTGGTGGCTGCCGGCCGTGTCACCGTTGATGATCGCGTCCTCGATGTCCGCCGCGAGGAAGTCAACGAGCTCTTCCTGCATGAACGGAAGCATCGCGATGATCGCGTCTTCTTCGGCTTCCTTGGAGACCAGCATCTCACCGGCGAACTTGACCGCCGTGAGCGTGATCTTGCGCGTGGCCGGCGTGATCTTCTTCGCGCCAGTCTGCCCGGTGTCCGCCGTGTTCTGGGCGAGCTTGCCGGTGCGCACACGCGACACGCCACGTCCGATGATCTCGAACGGCTGCGTCGGCATCGGGATCGCCGGGAACAGCGCCGCGACGCGGAGCTGAAGCGCGACGCGCTCGATCAGTGACGCCGAGAGTCCGGTCGGGACGTACTCGGTGCCTTCGGCCGTGGTGGCCGTGTCGAGTGCTCGCAGAGACGGGATGTACTCCTCGTCGAAGTACTTCGTCTCGCGCGGGTCAACGCCGAGCGCTGCACTGACGAACAACAGGTTGTCCGCCGCGCGATGGAACTCCGAGATCTGCTCAACGGAGCGGTTGATCACGGATGCGACGCGCGAAGCTGAGCGGCTGTGGATCTTGGCTGCTCGCTCCTGCGGAGTGGCCGAGCGAAGACCTCGGACGTCCTCGTCGGTCACGTCGACGTCGTCGCCCGGGCGGTAGCCGTTGCGACGGTTCGTCTCTTCGTCGGCGGCACGCTGCGCGTCCATGGTCTCGGTGACGATCTCCGCGATCTTGTCGCGGTCGTACTGCTCGCCGCGCGATTCTTCGACGGCTTCAGCGAGTTCGCTGACCGACTGAGCGACGCGCTCGAGAGTGATTTCCTCTGGCATTTTAACTCCTCAGATTCTTAGTGGCGTCCTCAAGCTTCTGGTGAATTTCTCGCAGCCGCTCTTCGGACTCGGTGTCTAGCTCGTCTGCGATCAGCGGGCGCAGAACGTCGACCGCGCGTCGCGCGGCCTCGAGGGTGTCTCCGGTTAGCGGACCTTCGATCCCTCGTGTGCTCACCTCGACCGCGCTGAGGTTCTTGCGCAGATAGCGGTCTGCGAAGACCTCCCGCTCGTCGTGAGTGAACGAAACTTGTGCGAACTCCGGCTCGGCGACAAACGCTGGCGGCGTCTTGTCGTGGCGCTCGTACTGCGCGGCCAATCGGGTGTAGACCGCGCGACGCTGGTGGTCTTCCACGTCTCGGAATGCGCCGGCGCCGCGGCCACCCATCAGGAGCGCCATCGAGTAGGCGACGTCTTCCCAGCTGGCGGAGTCGTCACGGAGCGCGGGCAGCGCGCCTCCGAGCTGCTCGACAGCCGAACGCACCAGTCGGGCCTCGTCGTCGGACGGTGCTACGACCAGGCTTGTCTCCACAAGCTGGGCCCGGGTGATGTAGAACGTAGTGCGCTCGTTGGAGTACGTGAACTTGCCGAGCTCGGTCTCGAACGTGACGGTCTCACCCGGTTCCGCCCAGTACTCCTCCATGAGGCGAAATCCAATCGACAATCCGTTGAGTGCACGATCGCCAACGAGTGTGAGGGCCTCATTGCCTGTCTGCGTCTCGGAAACTCGGCCGCCGAGCGCAAGGCCGTGTACGTCCTCTTCGACTTCGGTCCATGCGCCGATCGGCTCACGGTGTAGCCAGAGCATCGGAAGTGGGTTGTCAGCGTCCCGGTTGGCGATCGTCTCGGCGAAGGCGCCGGGCACGAAGACCTCGCAGTAGCTGTTGCGCGAACCCCAGACAGAGGCGTAGCCCTTCACGGAGCGGTCGCCGGCGGGATCCGTTCGGATCGCATAATTGCGGTGAAGAACCTCAGTCGGATTCGACTGCGGCAGGGTCGCTGCTGGCACCTGGTGCCTCCTTGGGCGGCTCGTGGGGATTGGGCAATTCCGACGATGGCGCCGAAACATTGTCGAATTGGTCGGTCGCCGGTAGTTGTTCGATCTCGCGAATCTCGTCCGGAGTGAGGAACCTGCCGATACCGAGGACGTGCGCTTGGTAGCGCGTAAGTCGATCTGCGCGGAGCAACTCGTCAAAGTTGAACCGCGCTTCGAAGAACTTGCCCGGCTTGCGTGGGAAGAGATCAGGGTCAGCCGTGAGCGCCTGCTCGATCCGGGTCGCAGTCGGACGCAATGCGTCACGAAGCTGCATCTGGCTCGCGCCCACGTTCGCGTATGTCAACGTGTCGCCCGTCTTCACGCCGAGGGAGAACGCTGGCAAGCCGTAGAGCCTGGCTATTTGCTGGACCGTGAAGTTCTGCTGCTCGACATACATCGCGTCGCGCATGGGGATTGCGAGCGGCTCGAACTCCGCGCCGTCTTCGAGTACGGCGACCTTGTGGGCGTTTCGGTTGCCCCTGTAGAGCGACTCCCAACGCGCTTTCAACCGCTCGGCCGAGCCTTCTTTCTTCAAGCTGTTCTTGAGCTTGATGTATCCCGCCGGCGTGGCGCGGTTTGCAAAGAAGCGATTGCCGTACTCGTCGAGCGCGAGGCCGAGGCCGATCGCCTCACGCGCCTGCTGGATAGGCGACAGACCGACGAACGTGTCGATCCCCATTTCCTTGATGTGGATGACGTCAGCGTCCGTGTATTCCTTGATGTCGCCAGAGCCGCCCAACTCCGGCAAGACCACAAACACCTTTCGACCTCTGACACGCTTCACTGAGACACGTTGCGGATCGATCGGCCATAGTGCGACGACCTTCTCGCCAACTTTCTCCTTGCCGAGGTAAGCGTTACCCCACGCCTTCAGATGGGCGATCACAGTCGACCAACAATCGACGGCGGTCATCTCGTAGTTCGGTCGACGGCGCAGGAGATCCCACGACCCCTCGCCCGTCGCCTTCTTCGGCAAGGCGCCTCCGGTGTCGAACATCTCGAGCGGGAGCGAGCCGATGTTCTCGGAGAAGATTCGAATCGCCGCAAAAACCGACACCAAGCGCATCGACCCTTGGACCGAGATGACATCTCCGGTGAAGCTCTTCTCGCCGAGAAACGCCGACTGCATCCAGAGCTCGTCAGAAGGGAACGCTCGCTGTTGCGTCGCGCTCGCGCCGGTTTCGCGTCCGAAGAAACTCACGCGCTACCTCCTTCCGGCGGCTCAGGCAGCATCCCGAGGCGCCATGTGGTGACGCTGGTGATCGCACCGAGCGTGACCAGTCCGGCGGGCAGGCTGTGCAAGCCGGCGCCGACGGCGATCATCAAGACACCAAGGATGAACAGTTGCTCGATCGTCGATCGCGACTTGAACGCGCGCGCCAGCTTGGCCGCAAAGCGGAAGGGATAGAGCATCAAATCACCTCAAGGTCCTTCTCGTCGTAGACGCTCACGCCTTCGATCTCGCCGTTGACGGCAGTGTCGAAGGCCATCATCAGCGCCATTAGTGAGTCGATTGGTTTCGTGGATTTGTTCTTGACCAGTCGCCAGCCGGTTGGAGTCTTCAGCGTTGCGCCAGCTAGCACCTGCGCGGTGAACTCCGCGTCGCCGTCGTGCTTGATCTCGCCGGTCATGATCGCCTCGAAAAGGAGGGCGCTCGCCGGCGCTGTGCGCGACGGACTCTGCGGGTACTTGACCATCAGGAGTCCGTCGTTTGAAAGTCCCTGTGCCGAGCGCTCGAAGTTCCACGGGTCGTAGGCAACGCCGCGGACCGTGTAGCGATCGGCGAGATCACGAATGATCTCCTCGATGATCTCCAGCTCGAGGACTGCGTTTTGATCGTTCCCGCCAGGCGGGTACTTGATGATCGTTTGCACCGCAAAGTCGGACTCACGCGGGTGGACGATTGTCACTGCGGAACTGTCTTGACGAACTCCGACGTCGACGCCGAGAAAAACGTCGGCGTGCTCGGGGATCTCAAGCCCCTTCTCGGTGTTCGCTTTCCAAACGGCTGACGGAAGCCAGGCCTCCTCGGCCGACGTCCACTGGTTCAAGAAGTAGCGGCGGAAGATCGCCTCTGGCTTCTTCTTGATCTGGTCGCGGTAGAAGTCCGCGCGGACTGTGATTCCGTAGGACGGATTGCAAGAACGCCAGGTGGCCTCCTTGCGGTAGTCGGCTTCGGGGTCAGCTTCAACCCACCAGAAGTGATACCGGCGATCCTTCTTCCGCCCCGACTCGATCGCCTTGCAGCGGTCGTACTCCTCGAAACAGATCGTGTCTTCGTCGTAGCCGGCAGTCGTGATCTGCAGCACCATCGGTTGGCGCCGCGCGCCGACACCGTTGGTCAGAACGGTCCAGACGTTGCGACCCTTCTTGCCTACCCACTCGTGCAACTCGTCGCAGATGACGGCGTGAATGTTCTGACCGTCGTTGGTGCCGGCCACCGCGGCGACACGCTTGAGCACCGCGCCCGGGTTTTCGTAAAGGTCGTACTCCTCGGTCTCGCGATTCCAGACCATCGCGTGCGTCGCGAGGATCTCCTTGTCGTAGCACTCGGTGATCAGGTCCAGCGTCGGTGAGTACTCGCACATTGTCTTCGCCGCGCCGTACACCAGGTCGGCCTGGTCGTCGCTGGCAGCTGCGCAGACAACGAGCGGGCCCGGCTCACCGTCACCGATCAGGAAGTAGAGACCGAGCGCAGAGGCGAGCTCTGTCTTGCCCTGCTTCTTCGGCACGCCCCAAAGAGCCCAACGAAATCTCCGCAGTCCGTTGCCGTCGATCTCGAAGAGCTCGAGGATCAGCTGGCGCTGCCACGGCAATAGCTTGAACGGCTGGCCGATCCACTCGGCCTTCGTGTGGACGCAGTGCGTCTCAATCCAGTCGCAGACTTCAAACCCGCGAGTGCGCTTCTTCGGCTTAGACCGCTTCGAACTCGTCTTCTTCTTTGCCGCCGGCCGGGAGCGCGCGGGGCTTTTTCGTTGGCTTGCTGCTGGCATTGCCCTTGCGCTCCTTCGCCAGATCGTTGATCTTCTTCGCGGTGAGCTCGTGCTCGCCGGCGACAACGCCGAGGCCGAGTCGATCGAGTGGCGTCATGCCGAACTTCTTCTCAGCGCGTTGAATGAGGTCTTCCAATTCGTTGATCCGCTTGAAGAGCGGGTGGAGCCGGACCTGCTTGGTCGACCCCTCGGTTGTGAGGTTGGAACCGATCAACTCGTGACACTCCTCGAGCTGCTCGACATTCCGGATCCAGCGGTCGAGCGCGTAGCGGTCCGAGTCGACAATCGCCCTGGAAACCGGCGACCCCCAGAACATCGACCACGCTTGAGCGGCGACGGCGCCGAGCTTGACCGGCGGCGTTGGTACACCGTCTGCGATCCCGGTTCGCCGCTCGGCGAGCTCGGCCGCGGCCTCGTCGTCATGTTCGACAACCTCGCCCTCGAGCGGCATCTCGATCACGTCGGCGGTCGACTCCTGATCCGGAGCGGGGACTGCCTCCAACTTGGTTTGCTTGCGGTGGCCTTGAGTTGTGCCGGCGGGTTTCTTCGTACCGCCGCGTTGCCGGCCCGACTTACGCGGTGTAGCCAAAAAAGCTCCTTCTCTAAAAAAAGGAAAAAAGGTGGGTGGAAAAAATGCGCCCTGGGGGGCGGGTGCAGCGGGGCCTCGTTACAAAAAAAGTTGGGGGGTGGCCTCAACTTTGCGACGGAGCTCGGAGTCGCGTCCTGCGCGGATGTCGTTCTCGAGCTCGGTGTGGTGCCGTCCGCAGAGCGGACAGAGGTTGGAGACGCTGTCAGGGCCACCCTCAGACCGCGGTACGACGTGATGCCAGTTGATCCTGAGTAGGGATCCGCACACGATGCAACCCTCGATACCGAAGCGCTCCCTGAAGATCCGAGCGGCCATGGTGCGAAGCCTGCGCCATGCCGGCGTCGTGTAGTAGCTGTTCTGTTTGATCAGCGCCACGCGCTGTTCCTTCTCGCGCTTGATCACCTCGGCGCAGTCAGTGCACGGTGAGCTGGATCGCACGCGGCCACACCTGCGGCAAAGGATGCCGCGAGGCATCAGCCGTTGATGCGTGTGGGTCGCACACGCCATTCAGCTACACCGACTGGATCCGCGTCGGTGTCGCCGTACGCCTCGATGCGCCAGTCGCCGGCTGCCGCCTTGCTTGAGTGCCAGGCCCGGTACACCCCAGTGCCAACGTGCGTGACGTTGGCCGGGGCTATGTCGATCTTGCGTCCGGTGGGCGTGATGGCCGCGAACGATGGGTCGCAGTCGTACGGCACGCCGGCGTTCTCGAAGGTGATCTCGATCCCGATCGGATCGCCCTGGTCTGCTTGCTTGATCATCAGTCAGGATCTCCAATCGGCCAGTGAGACGTGGTGATGGTGCGTACGCCCTCTGGCCTGGCGCTCGTCCCTACCGTCGCTGCAGCCGCTGCCTCAGACGAGGAGGGCGCGTGCGAGACCGTGTCGCTCGACTTCAGTGCCGTCGACGCGGCGTCTGCGGTCCTGAAGCCTGATGCAGCTGCGTCGGCCTCAGAAGGTGTGCTCGGTGTTGCCACCGTGGTGCGTGAAGCTGCGGGTAATGCCGCTGCTGCTGTGCTCTCGTGATGCGTCGGGAGCGTATCCGTCGGACCGAACTGCGAAGCGCCGCCGTCTCGTGGATCCCATGCAACCGCAGTCGTGGTGCGCGGCCTGTAGTGCTCAACCGACTCGACGGCTGGATCCTGTGCGACCTCAGCTTGTCGCCACCATCCCCACTTCCATCGGCCGAACTTGGCGTGACCGAATTTCGAGGTGAAACGCACTGAGCTATGAAGACTGGCTTGCCAAGACCGCAAGCACCGCGTCAGGGTCTTGCAGCATCACTGTTTCGGGTGTGACGCCTTCGACGTTGGAGGCTTTGGCTGCGGCTTGGACGATCTCGTTTTCGGCCTTGACTTGGTATGCGCGCATCTTGGTCTGCTCCGTGACCTGTGCTTTTGCTTGAGCCTCGATCGTGGGTTCTGCTGGCTCGGGATCAGGGTCGGGGTCGCTGGCGGCCGCGCGTGCGCGTCCAAGCACCGCAGCTTCGAGGATCGCCACCTGCTCTGTATCCCCGTTCGCCTCGGCTTCGATCAGCAGGTTGACGGTGGCTAGAAGGTCTTCGGTTCGTGTGGCCATTAGCCCTCTCCGATTACGTGGTAGTGACGCTCTCCCGCGCCGTCAACGCTGAAATCGCCGACGAACGTAACCCATCCATAGTCACGGTCGAGAACGTACGATGTCGCCCCATCGATTGTCGGCGTGTAGAAGCCGAAAATGTCAGCCTCAATATTGAACGTCAGGGGATTGCTGGATGCGTTGCCAGATGTGTCCTTGTACGTGATGTGCCGTCCACGAGCGTAGGTCTGTAGGTCAAGGTTCGGGAGATCGCCGCTGGCAGAAGCAGCAAAGTCGCAGAGGATCACCATGTCGTCCGTTTGCAAGGCGGCAAGCAGGCCGAATGCGGTTAGGCGTTTCGGAGCGCTGGCAAAGCCGGATGCGGTCAGTAGTGCCATCGGCGGGTAGACGATCATCTGCCCGCCCAACGGGTTCAGGCCCAGTCCTATCGACGAGTTGACCTTGAGATAGATGCCGCTGCCTGCCCGGAAGAATCCAGCGCTGGAGTCTTGAAATTGAAGACCCGGAGAGCCGGTGTTTCCATAAGGCACGACAAGGTTCCCGCTCATCGCGTCGCCGGCCTTCTTCACGTGCAGATTGGCGTATGTCTTGGTCGCCTTCTGGGTTGCGACCTTGGAGTCTGAGTTGGCGGAGAGGGTGCCGTCTGTGTCTAGGGCGGCTGTGTCGAGCTTGGTTGCGAGGGCGTCAGCCAGCCCCGAAACGTCGGCTGCTGTGACCTGCTCTTTCACAAGGGCGATCACCGTGGCCGGCACAACGGTCCAATTGAAGGCCGCGCCGGCGGCGTGATCCGCCTCGACTGTGCCAGCCTGAGCACGGTCGATCGGGTAAGGATTGTCCGCCGCACCAGTGACGGTCATGACCTCGTCGTCGATGACGGCCCATCCGACGTAACCGACGGGCGGCATCGAAGCCGTGTCGGTGACGATGACCTCAGCAACACCGATCGAGACGCCGGGCGCCGCGATCGTGGTGGTTGGGTCGGCGTCTGTTTCAGTCGGGAGCCAAACGAGAGGCAAGCTGGTCTCCTAAAGCAAGACGTAAGTGAGAACTGCAACGGCGAGCGCGACGACCAGCATCACGTCGCCCCAGGCAAGCGACGACCTGTAGTGCGAGTCGTCGAGCATCAGGTTTGGGATCGGCCGAGGCGGAGGCGGCGGACCGTCCACTTCGCGTTTCTCGTCAGGCACTAGTCCAGCTTCGCCTTGTGCTGGCGCTGCTGGCCGATGATGTCGCCGCTGTCCTTGACGGGCTTGAAGGCGACGTCTTCGACGTGCGCGTCTCCCATCGAGAGGACCTCGCCGTCTGCGTCCTGGATCAGGACGACGAGCTGGTCGCCTGGCTGCAGGTTCTTGTTGACTTGAAGCTCGACTCCGATCTTCACCGTGGCACCGAGAAGCGGTCGCTTCTCGAAGCCGGGGAACGGGTCGACTTGAAAACTGAGCTGCTCGAACGCCTTCGCGGCGTTCGTGATCGCGTCGAGCGTTGTCTCGACCTTCTGGCCGTCCGCCGTCTCGATCGTGACCTGGGTTTCGTCGCTCACGATTGTGGCTCCTCGGTGTTGCGTGCCACCGCGGCGTTCGCCCAGAAGAGCGCCTCCTCGAGTGCGGTGATCGCCAGCGACTGCTCGCGGCTCGGTGGCGTGAGCTCGGTGACCATGGCGGCCAGGCTCTTGTGGCAGGTGCGGAGGCTGTCCATCGTCGGCCCCGTGATCGCCGTTGCCGGATGTAGGTCGAATCGTTTGTCTAGTTCTGCTGGGTCCATCGTGTTCTCCTTGGTCGGTACTTCGATAGCGCCACCGGGATTCGAACCCGGGACCTCCGCGTTATGAGCGCGGCGAGCAACCAGACTGCTCCTTGGCGCGACGTTGCCCGGCTGACTCAGGAGGCTGAAAGAGCCAGCCGGGTAAGCGATCGTCTGCTCGCGCACCCGGACGATCGACGGGCCAACAGGGTCAGGAAGGCCACCCCGCGCTATCCGCCGCTATGACTCGGCGGAAACTTGGTTCAACGAGCCCAGCAGTTGTGCTTGCTGTACTGGACGCTTCCGAGGTCGGCGGATGTGAGCCGCAGGTCTCGAGCAAGGCCTGGGCGATGACAACGCCCGTTGACGCATTCTTGGTTCGGATTCCAGAAGTCGAACGTTCTGGGATAGCCGCCGGCGTATCCACCCCCGCCCCCGGTGTCGGCCTGGAATCCAGACCGCGTAACGCCATGACGATGGAAATAGAACCGCTGGCCGCACACGGACCGGACGTCGCCGGTGCCGAGAATGGCGAAGCTGTAGTCGGCGGAGAAGTTCGGTAGGAACGTTCCGCACGCTCCGGTCAGGCCTCCAGAGTCGCCGTAGCTGTAGAAGCTGGCTCCGGTGGTCCCGGCCTTGTTCCGGTTGTGGTCTTCCGGATGGTTGACCTTCTTCAGGCAGTCAGCACGAGCCTTGCGAACAGCTCGGCCGAGGTCGGCGTAGGCGCCGTATTTGCAGCGCTTGCGCTTGGTGAGGGTCCCGCGGCGGTTGTCGCCGGAGATCTCGCGTAAGAGCCGGACACGCTTGTTGTACGTGTGCGGCGTTACCGTCTTGCACCGCTTGACGGAGGTGTGTCCGTCGGCTGCAGCGCGAAGAGGTGGAGTTTCCGATCCAGATACCGGACCAGCTGCGATCGCCACGAGCGCGGCGAGGGCAATAAGCAATGCAAGGCGAGCACGGATGCGCTCCTCCTGTTCCTCGTGAGGCGGCACCTAGCGACGGCGCACGCCCACGGACCTCGACGAGGACTGCAGTCGAGGCGGTCGGGTCGGATACCCGGTTGGACCGAGCGCCAGGCCGGCGGCACGAGGCCACCGGCTCCAGACGTC